CCCAAGAAACCATTTGTCCAACACTTATTGATTTTTTAGATTTTTCAAAAATTTCTGTTATTTTGTCTTCAATCATTTTTTTGATTGTGTGTTTTACTTTAGATCTGGCAAAAGCATATCCAGCATCTCCACCCCATAAATCCCAAGCAACTCTGCCTGGACTTGGATATCCTTCTTCCCCAGAATTAAATCCTGTGGCTTTCTTATCTACCTCATGGCGAGAGAAAAAAGAATACATTCTTTTAACAGTATCATCAGATAAAGATTCGCCAGCAACAATTTGATTTGCTCTAGCATAGCCAACAGAAGTTCCACCACGCTTGCCATCTTTGTGCCATGCGAGTGCTCTTCTTGCTGCGGATTTCATTCCGCTTGTTGGTTTATGTCCTGTATCCGTCATAAAAGTATCTCCTTAATTTATTAGTTTGGTCCTGCCTGACCATCAACAATCGGTCCACCTGCTGGCTGTTCAATTGTTAGGGAAGCATCTGTTCCGTTACCAATGGTTGGAAAAGATGCGATGTTTACAGCTTCATTTACTCCAAGGTCTTTTACCGCTGGGTTTGCTGCATCAGCCTTTGTTGGGCTAGATGAGCTAACATCTATAGCTGGGTTTGCTGAAGGCTGTACAACTGTGCTATTCTGTAAGTTGTTATCCATTAAATTAATTCACCTCATTTCATTTGGACATAAAGTCCTATATATATTATACACTAAAACGCTTATTCTGCAGTTTTTTCTAGTCTTACCCACATATCCTGGGTGGCATCAATAAGCAAAGCAGCTTCTAAAACTGTCATTTGCATCAATTCTTCTGGGTCTAATCCCAGTTTTTCTGCATATCTCATTAATTTATTAATTAACATTAAAAATTTCCATAATCTACCTGTAAGCAGGTTAGTCCAATTGATCTCCACATATCCACAACACGCTGTCTATCATCAATTGTGCATAAAACATTGTACTCAGGCTTGATGAATTGTTCGTAAATTTCACGCTTGATAACACCATCATTTCTGGTATCGCCAGTTTTACGCATATACAACTTAATAAATGGTGGGCAATTTAATGTTAGCCACCTATATGTATCGTCAAAGCAGGAGTCATCTCTAGCGGTGACAAAAATAACTCTATGTCCCGCCCTCCATAAAGCAGTAACAACTTCAATTACATTTGGTTTTGGAGCATCGTCAAGCACCTTTGAGTAGTCAAATGGGTCTCTGTTTGTTCTAGTAGCTACCGTACCATCGATATCTACAATTATTACGCTTTTCATTTTTTTTCCTTAAAGTTTTTACAATCACAATTCATGCAGGAAGCTCTACCCAACAAATGTTGGGCATCATTATGTCCACATTCACAAGGTAAAGCCATCATTATATACTGTCTGCCAATTTCATTGTTTCGCATGGATATTTTTTTGGAGCCATATATGTGGACAATTCCATGCGATATCCACTGCACTCTTTGCAAATTAAGTAACTTCCATTACTTGTTTTAAATTCCATTGGCTCGTGAAGACTCTTTATTTTATCTAAAACACGATAAACCAAAGCTAAATATTGATCACTGGACACTTGATTCACTCTTATCGTTAATAGCCCAACGCTCATCAATAATCTCAAAAGACATACTGTCTAAAGCTTTTTGATGCTTGCTATAATGATGACCACAAAAATATAATTCTCCAGCCACCATTTTTACCAAAACAAAAGCTTGTGAGCCACATCGGTCACATCTATCTGCAAGCATTAATTGTCTTTTTGCATCCAAAACTTCTATCAAGAGTCCACGCCCAAAACTCTAATTACGGTCTGACATGGATCGTTGCCCTCTTCCCATTCAAGCATTTCTTCCTCTGTCCAGTACTCTTGACCGCCATCATGGGTATTGCAATATGTATCGCTAACCCAACCTTTGGCAATGCCAAATTGAATCCAGTCTGCTCTTTCATTCCATTCAAGGTTATCCATAATTTAATTCCTTAATCTATTTTAATACTTTACTATTCCATTGTACACTATTCTTGTTTAGCGTGTCAATGGTTTTAGTCTTCTCTTGTAAAACTTTCTAGTTCTCCAGTTTGCACATAACGCTTTCCTTTTTCACTAATAGAAAAAGTAGCTTCTAGTTTTTCATTATAAGAAATGTCTATCAAACCCATTTTATAAAGATCTGCCAAGCCTTCATCAATTTCTTCTCTAATTGATTCCGCAACTTCTGGAAAAATTTGATCTAACACTTCAATGTTAAATCTATAAAAAGGTTCTCCCTTTTCATTTACGCCATAAGGCTCCATAGCACCGTTTTCTAATAAATAATCAAAAAACTCGCTATCGTTTTCAAAATCCATTACTTTTTTTCCAAAGTATTAATTGCTTGAATCACATAGAAAAAAGCATCTGCAAATGCAGAATTTTCAACAACAATATCTTCAATGTGAATAGCTTTTGTTCTACCATTACGAGCATCAATATAATTTAAAAATGCTTCTGCATAAACCCTAATATATTGTTCTGCGGTTGTGTATTTATTTGACACTTTTTCATACTCTCCATATGAAGTTGTAGTTTTGTTTTTTTCTCCGAGCTTTGCCCATTTGTTTTCATTATAATCCATTTTTTATCCTTTGTGGAGATGAGGGGAATTGCACCCCTGTCCTATATGTTTTCTATTATACAGTATTGCAGTAATATTTGTCTAGCTTTTTTATTTAATTTTTATTGTTTGTACGACTTTCTGTTCCCATGTAGTCGTCACACGGCTTTAGTTTATGCAGCTAAAGCGAGGGTATTTTGAGATACGCCGTTTATTTTTAGTTTGTTTTACTTCTGTATAAAGTCTGCACATAGTCGAAACTAGGCATCCCCTTATTTAATTTTATCACATCTTGTACATTTATTATCTATGTACTCATGTTTATGATTAGCTTTTTTAGGTCTAGGTTTTACTTCAACCTTTTTTTTTCTACCCCGAATTATTTCATCATCTGGATCTATCCAGTTTTTCATAACCCTTTTGCTTTCTTGTAAATCTGAATAATTGTATCTGACCATTCATGCACTTTATTTGACAAGTTATACTTTTCCATAACAACATCGAAGCCTCTCTGAGCATCTGCTTTTCTATTGGCAGGATCTAAATAATATTCCATATGCTTAATCCAATCTCTTGGCTTTGAAACAGTTTTGCCCGCACCATCTTTTTCAAGTATTTTATATTCATGCGTTGCATTGGCAACAAATGGAATACCAGACATTGCATATTCTACACCTTTAAGACTAGATTTTGCTTCATTAAATGGAATCATATCTAGTGGCACCAAACCAATATCCATAGGTAAAAGAATATTGCCATAATTATGCACATTGGTTCCTGTAGACTCTATAAGTCTTTCTGGGTCCATTTTAGTTAATTCTGCAAATTGCTTAGGTCTATCCATTAGCATTCCTGCATGATAAAACATAAGGTCGTGCTCGTCCAAAAATGGACCAAGTATTCCCTTTAATTTTTCAACATCATGTTGTCGCCAAAGCATAATACCTACCCAACCAATTGTTGGTTTCCATCCAGCATTGTCATAACGCTTTAAAAATAACTCAGGTGCAACTGCATTACGAACAATATAATTATTGCTATTAAGTTTACCATAGTTTTCTGCAAGAAATTCGGTACTATGTATTAAAGCGTCTGCAGCACTATATGACGCATGCATATGGTCTCTATTCCATTCTGAATCTTTGTTTGGATGTGTAGTTTCAAAAGCAATATTAGTTTGTGGCAGTCCCATAAACCAATCGTCAATATCAATAATTACTACTTGACCCAGGGAACGAGCTTCTTCAATCATTTCTTTTGATTTATGCCACATTAACAATTTAATAATAACAACATCAAGTTTGTCAAAAGACACTGGCGGATTTACTATTGGAGATCTGTGCCCCCAAGATAACCTAAAATTGGTGGGGACAACAACAAAGCCTTCTCCATCTTTCCAACCAATTTCACCACAAGCTGCTTCGTGACCAATTGTATTTAAATAATGTGCTACTGATTCACATCTAATCCAAGTACATCCACCTGGAGATCCAACATTATGATCAGCCCAGTCAGAACTGATAAATCCTATTCTCATTTTAAAAATCCATAATCTACATATTGACCTACTAGGTCTGACCAACTTGGTCTTTGCCATGCTTTCGATGGCACAAAAACATAACTATTAAATAAGTGTAAGTTATCTGCATAAATTACATCTATTGGTGCCCCATAATGTATTTTTTCTAACATTCTATCATATATTGTACTATTTATTGCTACACAATGCATAGCTAATGTTTTATTAGCAATAGATATATTGTTTGTTATTGGAGTAGGTTGACCAAAGTAATGATTCCCGCCAAAATAAACAATATCCCAATTATTAGGGATCTCTAAAGGGCACTCGTTTATATTTTCAGAAAACTCTACATCATCTTCTAAAATAAGAATGTTATTATATCCTTTTTCCTTAGCGTCTTCAAGTATTTTTTTGTGTGTTATGCTTAATGCTGCTTCACCCTTTTTGATAGAAACATCAAAGTTTATATCTTCTGGGGTGCTTGCACTAAATCTTTCTACAACAATATTATATTTGGCAAATTCTATCTCGCACTCGGACCATCTGTCCTTACGACTATCTAAATTGATACAATAGATGTGATCAAAAAAATCATTTAAACTCATAACTGAATCCATTCTGCTGGTCTTAAGTCATCCATATTGTAATTACTATAGTTTACACCAAACCAATTTTTAGGGCAAATTACAATACCATTATTGTTATTCAAATACGCTCCCCACCAACTAAAAGAACTATTGGCAATAATATTATGACTAGCTTGTGTCATTAAATATAAATCTTCAATATTATTAATATTTTCAGAAAAAGAGCAATTATTGAATAATTTTTGCTGCTTACACCATTCAATATCATCAGACAAAACTACAAAATTTGTATTATGATCAAATTTACTCATGGCTTCTCTATAATAATCTAAACTGCAAGTTGGATGAAAATCTGGTTGATTAACATAGTCTCCTCGCCTTACATGAACTGCAACATAAGAATGATTTGGAACATTATATTTATTTTTAAAAGTAAAATCTTCAATTAATTCATCACGAACATGATTAAAGTATTTATGTGACTGAAAATATCCATGAAGATCTGCATCATCAGGGCAGTTATTAAACAAATCTTTGTCGAAATGAAAAAACCTTTCTGAAATCATTGGACCTTTTCCATTCCCAACAAAACAATTATACATTGTAAATGCTTCAAAAAGTTGATGATCATTCCACTTATCCATCCCAGAACTAAATGGAATTGTGTAATCAAATCCACGATTTTTTGCAATTCCTTTTAGGGCAGCATATTGAAACATTTGATTTCCTAAACGACCATGCTTACCTAAACTATTATAAGATATCATTTAAATAACTTTCATATATAAAGTCTTCTAAGACTTCCATTTTTTTTACCCGCTCCAAATTATCTTTGATGGCATCCATTCTATTATAATATAATTCCTCTGAAATGTCATCAAAATTACTAATTTTAATAATTCCATCTGTATTGAAATACTTTCCAATATTTGGGGCACCAATATAAATTGGAATTGTTCCTGTAGCAAAACAATCAAGGATTTTTTCTGTAAAATAAGTTTCGTATTCACCGTTTTCAATTGCTACAGAAAACATATAGTCGCAAAGACCTTGTTCCTTATTTTCAATTTCATTAAACCCACGACCATATAGGTCTACTTTATCTTTTAGCTCTTGCACCCAAGCAAGACGCATTGCATGACCCATAGCCATATTCTTATTAGAAGAAATCATGGAGACAAGTTTGTTTTTATTATAAATTTTTGGGTCTTTAATCCAAAATCCTTGCGCTGGCACCCATTTAAATTTTTCGTCTAGATCTATTAATTCTTTATTATGAGTAAAAATTATTTCATATGCTTCTAAATAATCTTGCAAATTGTTTTTAATTTTATCTACTAATCCAGGAACTATATATTTTGATTCAAGTAGCCATCCGTATTTGCGCTGTTCTGAATTATTGTGCAGAGCATAATCAATTGTTTGATCTAAATAAAATACATGATCACAATGTTCTGTAGTCCAAGTGATATGCTTGGACTCTTTTCCATGAACAGAATACCCTTTATTTCCGCCTGTTAGGTGCGTAAAGGTATTACCTATTAACTGAATTTTCATATTTTGGCAAAATCTTTTCTTCTATAAACTCGCTACTCGTGAGTAAATTAATTTTAGTTTTAATTTCAAATCTTTTATCATTTGTATGATAAACTTTTCTTGCTAAATTTATAAATTTTTCTCCAAAATTTTTTTCGGATTCTAAAATACGAATTTCATCTTCAATATCCCAAAGACTTTTATTTATTTCTAAAAGCTCATTCATTAATTCTTGAGGACATTCAATACAATTGTAAATGCTTTTAAGATAATTTAGTTCATTATTTATATTTATTGTTTTTTGTTCATTATCACTAAATTTTTGCTTAATCATAAGAATTGTTATCTTATCAACAATTTCCCCATTAGATACCTCAATCTTCATATATCCAACCTGGATTTCTAAATACTAATACTGCTTCACTATGAAAAGATCTAGATTGACCTGGCAATTTTCTCTCATACATATGAATTTCATTATCAAAACAATATTTATCAATAAGGTAGCATAGGGATGTATGAACCGTATGAATTTCTTTTGCATTTTGCAAAGCAGAAATCCAGTCAAATATATTAAATCCATTTTGACGATCTCTTTCAAAAGACATAACGTGAATTGGAAAATTTGATTCAATATTGACTTCAATATCTACAGGGTTGGTGCCAAATGCTTTATTTACAATAATGTAATCGCCTGTCAAATTATATGTGTCAATTAGTTTTTGCTCCCTTTCCAAATTTCTTTCAATATTTAAACTTCCCCACCAATTTTTAATTGGGGTTCCAGTCAGAAATAGTTTTGCTGGCATTAGCGGGGCGGGAACAATATGCTGTGCAAAAGCAACTGGAAGATAAACATCTTCTCCAAGTTCCATTTTTTGAGTTGTTCCGTACAAAAATTTTAACGGAAAATCTTCAGACTCTCTTTTCCATTCCAAACCTTCTTTTTTGATGTATGTTGATACTTCATTGTAAAAAATGTCACCAACTGGATAATAAACGGTGTATCCCTGAGAAATATAATGATCAACAATTTGCATAGCCCACAGAATGTCTCCCAAACCATACTGTTGATATATTAAACAAGACTTCATCTAATTAAATCCCTGTCGTTTTCTGTAAAGGTAGATTTTGGAAACAGAATCATATATCCTTGCTTTGTTATGGTTTCAATAATTATGTGTGTATCTTCAAACATTTCATAAATAAAATTAATTCCATCTCCACCAGCAATAGATCTAAACTGCCAAGGACCGCCCTCATAATTATCATCAATATATACATGCCTATCATCACAAATAATTACATCATTGCTAATATCTCTTCCACTATTTTTGATTGCTCTAAGCTCTGCTTCAAGTGGGAGTCGCTTATTATAGTCTGGTTCGCTCCAATATGTGGCACCATTAATATCAAAATCAGCCCCTGGGAAATGGGCATCATGCCAAAATAATGTTGGTTCTGAAGAAAGTGTTTTTAAAACATTTACAATTTCTACATCACTGTAACCCTTAATTAAATTAATATATGGGATATCTCCAAATCTTTCAACAAGTGGTTGATACAATTCATCCATCAATTCAATGGTATAAATATTTAATTTTTTAGGTTTTTGAATAATTACTTCTGTAAGTGAATCGGCAATTCCCGTTCCAGTTTCAACAAAGTTTTTGATTCCAAATCTTTCAAAAGTTTCTTTGAGCTTAATGCCCTGATATAACTGCCCCATTATTCTCCTTTAAAACAATTAGCATATGCATTCCAGTATTCAATAGTTTTTTCTGGAACAAATCTTGTCCAATCTGACAAGTTATTAATAAAATTTAATGTATTTCTATAACCAATTACTTCTTTTTCAAGATTTGTAACTAGGTTTTGAACTTAAGTCCCAGACTACAATCACAACTGTTCTTTATTTATTTGCTCAACGATCCATTCATAGGTTTTAGAGATACCTTCTTTTAAAGTCATCTCATAATTCCAGCCTAGTTTTTCCTTGATAAGTCTATTATCTGAATTACGACCACGAACACCGAGTGGACCTGGAACGTGACTAATTGAAACTGATTTTCCAGCTGCTTCTGCAGCAATACTTACAAGTTGATTAATTGTGACCATTTCTTCTGAACCAATATTAATGGGACCCTGAAAGTCTGACTCCATCAAACGGCGAACTGCTTCAATACATTCGTCAATAAACAGGAATGACCTAGTTTGTTCTCCATCTCCCCATACTTCAACATCTCCATCAGATAGGGCTATCTTGCGACAAATTGCTGCTGGTGCTTTTTCTTTTCCGCCCTGCCATGTTCCTTCTGGACCAAAAATATTATGAAAACGTGCAACTCTTACGGGAATTCCATAATTGCGACTATAAGCCAAGAATAGACGTTCACTAAACAACTTTTCCCAACCATACTCTGAATCTGGATTTGCGGGATATGCTGAATCTTCAGAACAATTTGGATTATTTGGATCCATTTGATTGTATTCTGGATAAATACAAGCACTACTTGAATAGAAAATTTTAGTCAAAACACTAAGCTTACGGACAGCATCAAGTACGTTTAGATTAATTGTTGCAGAATTATGCATAACGTCTGCATCGTGCTCTCCAGTAAATATGTAGCCAGCCCCACCCATATCTGCAGCAAACTGATAAACTTCATCAAATGCATGACCATGATTTGATACAACTTGTTCTACAAGTTTTTGATCACGAAGATCTCCAACAATAAATTCATCTGCATGAGTTTCTGAAAATTCGGGCTTTTTTAAATCAACACCCCGAACATAGTACCCATCTGATTTTAAACGCTTTACCATGTGGCTACCAATAAAGCCACCTGCACCCAATACTAGTGCTGTTTTCATTTTGTGCCTTCCTTAAAACTATTACACATATCTTCGACTAATTCATCGAATGTTATTTTTGGAATCCATCCAAGTTTTTCTTTTGCTAATGTTGAATCTCCAATTAAAGACTCAACTTCCGCTGGTCTAAAATATTCTGGATTAATTGTAACAACAATCTTTCCAGTGTTGTTATCTATTCCAATTTCATCTAGACCTTCTCCAACCCATTTAATATTCATGCCAAAATGTTTTGCGGATTTTTCAACAAACTCTCTTACTGAATGTTGTTCACCTGTTGCAATAACATAATCGTCTGGACTATCTGCTTGCAACATGCTCCACATAACTTTAACATAATCTTTTGCATGCCCCCAATCACGTTTTGCATCAAGGTTTCCAATTTCTAAAGAGTTAATTTTTCCAGTCGATACTTCAAATAAAGCTTTTACTACTTTTTGTGTTACAAAATTTTCTCCACGCCTGGGGGATTCGTGATTAAACAAAATTCCACTACAAGCAAAAATATTGTATGACTCGCGGTAGTTTTTTGTAATCCAATGACTATAAAGTTTTGATACTCCATATGGAGATCTTGGGTAAAATGGAGTTTTTTCCGTTTGAGGAATCTCTTGTACTTTTCCAAACATTTCTGATGTAGAAGCCTGATAAAACTTAATGCTTGTATTTACATGACGAATAGCTTCTAGAATTCTTAATGCTCCTAAAGCATTTGAATCTGCGGTATTTTCTGCAGTATCAAAAGATAGTTTAACATCACTTTGTGCTGCAAGATTATAAATTTCGTCTGGTTTTACTTCATTAACAATTCTTAAAATTGATGCGGAATCTGTAAGATCTCCAACGTGCAAGTGTAATTTTTTTTCATCTAATAGGTGTTGTATTCTAGACAAACCATTTGTAGAAGAACGCCTAACAATTCCATGTACCGTGTAGCCTTTTTCTAAAAGCAATTCTGCTAAATAAGACCCATCTTGACCAGTAATTCCAGTAATAATAGCTATTTTCATTTATAAACCTTTTCTGTTATTTAATACATTATACAATAATAATAATTATTACGCAACACAAAAAATTTGGTACAGATAGGTAGACTTGAACTACCGACCCCCAAATTATCAGTTTGGTGCTCTAACCATCTGAGCTATATCTGTATGGAGCCTCGTATCCGATTTGAACGGATGACCCTCGCTTTACAAGAGCGATGCTCTACCACTGAGCTAACAAGGCATATCGGTTTGCCACGCCATTACATCGTGTGGGAATATATGCAACTGACAAAACATATATTGCTTGCTCTTCCTCTTGGATTCGAACCAAGAACATTTCAATTAACAGTCGAACGCTCTGCCGTTGAGCTAAGGAAGAATGACCCGCCCCTATTTCTAGGGGCGGGCTTTATTTAATACCAGCCAAAATTGTAAGAATGACCCAAAGCGTTGCAGGGACTTCCATACCTATTCTTGATATAATGTAGTCCCCACTTAATTTGAACCTGTGGGTCGGTTCTCCATTTATTTCCAAATTTTGCCATTTTAGATCCTGGCAATGCTTGTGGTATTCCGTGTGCACCAGAAGGATTGTGAGCATTTACTCTCCAACCACTTTCTCTGTTCCACAGCGTTGTTAAACAGGCAAATTGATTTCCACACCATCCATATTTATTGGACATGTATGTGAGTGCAAATCTTTTATTATATGTAGGAGTCGCATATGGAACCCTAGTATAACTTCGTGAAGCCGAAACTTTACACCTGTTCTGTCTTTCATTAGCGTTAGCTTGACTCTGGGCTATTGGTAGCGATACGAGTAAACTCGCAAGAAGCGCAATAACGGGAACCAAGGCTTTGGTTTTGAATCGCATTACTTCTAGTTTACTATTTTATTTAAATAAAGTCAAGGGTCCTTCGCCAAAAGGTTTACGCATATATGTTCTTATTTTATGACAATTAGCACAAACCACATCACATTTGGCTATTTCTTCCCAAGCTTTTTCAACCCCGTATTTGGTTAAAACTTTATAAACAGTATCAATTTTTTCAAATTCTGGCTTGTGATCAAACTCTAAAACAAAATAAGGATACTTTTCCCCACAGTCGATGCATCCAGTTTCTTCTTTATATGAATGAAAAGCTCTAAGGTTTTTACTCCTGTTGTCCCGCCGTCTAGCACCAGTTTTTTCTTTTTGGTCTTCACCAAGATAATAAGAAATTGTTCCTTTAGAACAACCTAATTCATTTTTTATTTCATTATAACTTTTTCCTTCAGCACGAAGCTTAAGGATGTCTTCCGATAATTCTGACATATTTCTCTTTCTTTAAGTACCCCATGTAGGATTTGCACCCACGACCTAACGGGTAGAAACCGTTTGCTCTATCTACTGAGCTAATGGGGCTAGTATTATATAAATATACCAGACCAAACGGTCTTTGTCAATATTTTATTTGAAATGTTTTCAGGCTTTTTTGTACGAATGCCCAGCTTTTTAATAGCTTTACGATTTTCTTTTTTATTATCAATGAATAAAGTTATATCGTATTTTTTTATAAGATCTTTAACAGCATCATATTTATAGTCATCAGAATTTTCTTCCAACTTATTCATAATTATTTCATCAAAAGGTATCTTAAGATCTCTAAGATCTTTTGTAACTTCTGCCCGATCTTTTTCTGGACTAGATGTCATCATAATTATCTTGTGGGTTGATGCATGTTCTTTTAAAAATTCAATAACATTATTGATAGGTTTATCATTCTTGTCTGGAATTAGGACTGTATTGTGAATATCACATACAATCGCTTTGGGCTTCATTACCCCCAACCCCACTCAAAGGAGGCTTTTAATTGCCATGCCCAAAATTGATGCTGTGAGATGCGGGCTGCAACATCATTACAAATTCCCTGCTCATTTAATGAATTAGCCTTATCAAATAATTTAGTTAGGCTTTCCAAAACTGTATTGTTTGTTTTGTACAATTCGTTTAGCATGTCAAATGGCTTTAGATCTAGCGTGTCATTAATTTCTACATCAGATAGTCTTGCCATATTTACTGCACCAAATGGTGCATACTTACCAATTTTACGCTGCATCTCTGCATAAAGATCAATTGAATCAAATACATCTTTATAAATTTTTAAAAAGAATGCGTGAAATTGTTTAAAATGTGGACCAACCACATTCCAGTGATATCCATGTGTTTGCGAATACATTTGAAATGCATTGGCTTGGGCTTTTCTAAGTAATAAAGCTAATTCATCCATGTGTATATTATACCCTATTATCTGCCTGAACGCTTTTTGTAACCAGTTTTTTTCTTGTTCATAGATCCTGGCGTATTATACCCGCTTTTATTAGGGGTATGCTTTCTGCGGATTTCTAAAGCTTCCGCTATTTTGTCGTGATGTTTTCCCATTATTCTCCTTTAGGGGTTTCTGTATAGAGGGCTTCCTCTGTTTTTTTATCTTCAATTTTTTGTACTCGGTGACTAATACCCAAGAAACTCAACAATGTGAATATGATTAACTCATTTGGAATTTCTGGATATTTTTTAACAATATATGTTGCACCAACTGATGCCCAACCATAAATAATTGTTGGATTATTATGTATTGCTTTTTTAACTTTTTTCCAGAATTTTGACATAGCTCCCCCTTACTGGTTGCTATAGCCGTAGCCCGAACTATTGCCATATCCTGTAGATTTTTTACCATCATGGTTTGGTGGAGCATTATAGGTTGAATTGTATCTTGCATCCTGATCTTGAGAGCCAAATACTGGTGCAAAAGACCCATTCCAAAAAGATAAAGCAGGTGTGCCTTCTTCGGTAATACCCTTTTCTTCATAGCCTTCAACTTGCACAACAAGTGCTTCTAAAGCTGCTTTTGCTTCTTCTTCTGTAGAATATGATCCAACAACTTGAGCATTATTTTCTTTACATACCGCCCACAAACCTTGTGCATCTGGCACATTATATTCAATATAAAACGGTGTTTTTGCTCCATGTCCAAACTGCATAATATCTCCTTATTTTGGTAAAACTCCAAGTTGTAACTTTGTATCATTATATACAGAAGCCCAACCTAAAGGCTTTACCCCCCAATGTTTTTCAAACCATACTAATGGTACTTCTCCAACAAAATCTGACACAGGAGCATCTACTGAAATAACATAACCTTTTCTGTCGGATTGCAAAACTACATGACCAAATTTTCCTATGTTAAAAAATATAGGAGCACCTACTGGAATATTGTTTAGAGTTGTGTGCCTTGCTGACAGGGGAACATGATTCCAGGCATCAATAGCTGATGCATATTTTACTGGTAGCTTCCAAGCATTTTGACAAGTTTTATGGCACCAACCTTTAAAACCGCTCTTACCCTCAAGTTTACGCATGTTTGCAACAGCCTTGACACCATTAATTTTTCTTTTAAACATGATTATACCTCAAACAAAAAGTTGGGGTTGCAATCTGTTTTAAGATCCCAAGTTGATCGATGATGAACTTCAAAATGTAGATGAGGACCAGTAACATGACCTTCGGCACCAGAAAGAGCAATCTTTTTACCCTTTTTTACTTTCTGTCCCACTTTTACAAAACTTTTTGAACAATGTGCGTAAATTGCCCAGTAGTAATCTCCCTGATAAGTATACCTTACAATTACTTGATGATTTCCAAAATTTGGACCCCAAACCTGACCTACACCAGCAACTACTCCATCTGCTACAGAAAGAACTGGTGTTCCAACTGGCACAGGAAAATCTGCTCCCTGATGATGACCTGCTGCCCAAATTTTTCCTGGCTTGCCGTAAGGTGTTCCTATTTTTCCATTTTTAATTGGTAATGACATTTGCATCACTCCTTTTCAATTTACTTCTATTATACCACTTTTAGGGTTACAGACACTTAACGAAAATCCCGCACAAATAAAGGCTGAATTTCGTAGCCCAACTATGGACTCTTACCATAAGTAACTACACCATCCTAAGAAGTGCCTGTAACCTTGTGGGGTATGTAGGACTTGAACCTACGGCGGGCAGATTATGAGTCTGCTGCTCTAACCAACTGAGCTAATACCCCTTTAGTAAATAATACTAAAGGATTGTAAAATTGTCAATGAATTCTAATCCATCATTTTCGCCAGGATTCATTGACAAATATTCTTTAATGTCACTAGGCATAATATTTAATTCTGGTAATTTAATTGTGCTTGCATTTTTCTTTAAAAATTCTTCTTCATCTTCTCGGTAATAGGATGAATAGTCATATATCTTTACTTCTTGGTCAAGGTTTCTTGGGGTTCCCGCCACAGCATTGTATATAGCCCCACAAACGGCATCTGAGAGGTCTTTAGAGCCTTTTCGGGGGTGATCTACCTTATCTTTAATAATTCTTAATTGTAAAAGTTCTTCTATTAATAATGGAATTTTTGGTCCAACTAATCTTTCTTCTGTAATTACCAATTGCATATCGTCATAATGTTTTTTGGCAACAGAAAGAATTTCAGACTTCATTCCGTATGCAATCATTTGTTGCATCATGTCATGCGAGTTCCAACGGTCAAATGTGACAAGTTTAATATTAAAACCTCTAGAACGCAACTGCAAAATATAATCTCTTACCTCAGCAAAGTCCACAGATTTATCTTTAGTTGGTGTCCACCATCTTACTACATCTACAACAACTTTTGGAGAAGCTTCTTTCATCTGTCCCGCAATTTTCATTGTAACCCAATGATCTACATGGGCTAAAGCAACTGCACAATGGTCATGCTTTTGAGCCAAATCCACATGAATAAAATAAACTTTTTCTTCATCTGGAACAAGATGGTTTTCAAATGCTCCTTGACTATCTACACCATTCATTTGAACAAAAGCTGTTTCAATCTTTTCACGAGATTTAAAGAAAGCGTCTACCGCATCTGGTGGCATACAAGCAAAACGAGAAAGAGAGTCAACGGAATCATCGTAGAAAGCTTGAGCTAAATCGTTAATTTTAATTGTAGGATTAACTTCCCAAGTTGGTCTTTTAAGTGCAAATGTTTTTGCCGTATTATAACTTATAATATGATCTTCTTCCCACTCAATTGTAAATTCATTTTCTTTAATTCCGTCAGGAAGATCTTCATCTTTTTTAAATGTATGAGATCTAATAATAATTTCTTTGTCTGCTACAACATGATTATATCTTTGCTGAATATAATCATTCTTAAATCGGGGAAATGAAAGAAGGATAATTTTACCAACACTGGGAAAACGAGATGTTACAGACTGACGATACATCTTATAGATTGCTTCTGCGGTTTTTGCCGATGCATGACCTGTATTAGATTCAAGTTCGAAGCCAGAAATCTCATCAAGAATAACCATAATAACATTGTATCCCTCCCAAGATTCTCTTTGAGAGTGACCTGAATGAACAGTAATAGATTTAGGAAATGTAATAGAAGCAACTTTATCATCATATTTTCCAGCAAACCAGGGACAATTCTTAATTCTTTTTAGAAAACCACCAAAGAAAACTTTTTTAGCCTGTTCAGCGTTAATAGCAATATTGATAATATCAATAGCATCATCTGTTGGCTTTCCAAAATATCGAGCTGGATCTTTTAAGCACAACAACCTATAAACAATAAAAGCACAAGCAATAGTTGATACATAATCTTTACCAGAACCTTTGCCAAGCTGAAATATAACTTCTGTACAAGTTTGTTTATGTCTTTTTAATCCCTCTTCTTCGCCATATAATTGGATAAGAGTTTCTAATTTATAAATTTGAGTTGACGCTTTAATCATGGTGTATTGATGTTGTGACAATGGGGGAAGCCCCAGAAAATCTTTACTTGTAACAAACTCTTCAATATCTACAGGAGTTTCTTCAAATACATCGTCTTCTAGGGCTTCTAAAAAATCAGTAAATTCCATTAGTCAACCTGAACTGCTTCTACCTTACCAGTAACTTCAGATAGTTTTCTTGCTACCTCAAATTTGCAATGATCGCATTCTGCGGTAACTGTTCTAAGTATTCCAACAAGTATTTCTTGTTTGCGTTCTGTATCTAATAGTTGGTCTGCTAATTCATTATTTTCTAACAGTCCAGCTTTTTGTAGCATATCAATTCTTTTACCCTCAACATCAGCAATTAATTTTAATGCCTGTGATTTGATGTTGAGTTGATCATTTGCATCTGCTTGTTCTACAGTCTCCCAAGCACGATTAATAATCATTGCGTAATGTTGATCTGTTGCAGCAAGAGCTTCTTTTGCTCGCTCACGAATTGTGCTATCGCCTTTTACAAGACTCTTCCAGGTATCAATGTGGTCTAGCACTTCTACCCTTTTGATTCCAAGTTCTTTTGCAATTTGTGTTGGGTTATTGCCTTTAAGCATTTCCTCAACTACACGATTCATTTGATCAAATTTACTTGCTACTTCTAACTCAGACGACATTTTTCTTTTTCCTAAACTTTTTAGGCTTAACTTTACTCTTTAATTCCTCTACATAGAAAGAACGGAATCCTTCTGGTCCTGTACAATCCAGCCAAGCAACACCTTTTTCTGTGTGATATATATGCCTCAAAAATTTAAAATGACCACGCTGAAACTTAATTTTAACAAAGTCCCCTGGTTCAATTAAATCTTTTCCATGTTGGTGTGAGTATGTAACTTCCCAAGATGGATTTAAATTCATAGGGGTAATATTTTTTTTAGCCATTATCTCCAGCCTCCTGCTGTTGGTGCCCAAACCATACCGCCAAATGTAATTTGCCTTTCGGCTTTACCATTACACTCTTCGCAAGTTTGTTCGTCTCTTTGATCGATAGATACTACTCTATCAAAATTTTTATCGCAAGTCAAGCATTTATAATCATAGTTTGGCATTAATTATCCTTTTGTTATATCTATTATACACTATTTTTGTTTATTTTGTACTGCAATTTTTAATAGCACAAGATAGCCAATAATGTCGTCAACGGCATCTAGCATGCCTTCGTTTTCAAATGATTCATTGTTTTTTACCCGATTTAATTTATCATCTAGGCGGGCAGACAATTGTTCCACCGCATCGCCTTTAGCAAATATACCATTTGGATACAACGCTGAATTACCATAAGAAATATTTTTTCTAATAAGTAAATCGATTACTTCAATAGATGCATCTAAAATAAGATCTCCTGCTGGAGCTTTTTTAGCAGCATTGTATAAGTCTTCAAGTTCCTTTTTTGTTGTCATTA